TACATCCTTTTCGATGTATCTTGATACTCGTATTTATTTGATCTTAGTAAAATACGCGTCGATACAAACTCACAAAGGGTATAGGAAAGGGTTCCATGAAATAAATACCATTATGAAACATGCTGAAAGACCACTCTGTCGCTGTGGTATGCGACCAGTTGCAGTAAATTATTATAAAAAAGGTGTGGCACACTACAGAACACAGTGTGATAAATGCATACGACAAGATAAAAAACTAGAAACAACACCACATACAGAATGGAAGGCAAGTGGATATATCAAAAAAACTCAATGTGAAATGTGTGGATTTAAAGCACAACATCTTATACAATTAGATGTATACCATCAAGATGGAAATAGAAAAAATAATAACTGGAAAAATTTAAGAACAGTTTGTGCCAATTGCCACAGAATGTTATATATTACAGGAAAAGGATGGAGACAAGGAGACTTAATACCAGATTTTTAAAAGGTAAATATTATTATGACGAGCGGATCAAATTACTTTATGCACCCATTACAGTCGAATTTACAATGTCGTCTTAAATGGTCTCACAGCACTGTATTTTTAACTACCAACACTACTGCAAGTTGCCACAGAGTTAAACAAGACGTAATACCAGATAACTTCGACTTTCACAACACTGAAGAAAAAGTGCTTGCTAGACAAAAAATGCTCAAAGATGTATGGCCGGGCAAAGGCTGTGAACATTGTAAGGTTATAGAAGATGCTGGAGGCACAAGTGACAGAATAATGCACTCAACTTGGCCACATGCTCCAGAATCTGCAAAAGAATTAAGGGATTATCCTGCTCAAACCAGTAATCTTACCCCTACTGAATTAGAAATATTTTTTAGTTCTAATTGCCAAATGTCTTGTACATATTGTGGACAACATTTTAGCACTACATGGGAAGCTGAAAATAAAAAATTTGGACATATAGATGAATATCTATATGGATTTGCAACAGATTTAGATCCAAGAAATTTTAAATCTGATTATACAGGCAATGTTTTAAAATTAAAAGAAAAATTATTTATTTGGTTAGATAAAAATATACAACATCTAAGAGAATTATATATTTTAGGAGGAGAACCTTTTACACAACCTGAAACTTTTGAATTATTAGATTTCTTATCTACTAAAAAATGTCCAGAATTACAATTAAGTATTAATAGTAATCTTTCATTAGAACCAAAAAAAGTAAAAAATACAATAGACAAATTACAAGCTCTACATGATAATGGCAATTTAGGAAAATATAAACTTATTGCTAGTTTAGACTGCTGGGGTAAGGAAGCAGAATATGTTAGATCTGGATTAAATCTCGAATATTTTGAAAACAATTTAAATTATTTTATTAATAATACTAATATGAGTCCAAGTATTAACATGTGTTGGATGCCATTAACAACTTTTACTATGGGAGATCTTATAGATAAAATGAATACATGGCAAGAACAAATTCTTAAAGAAAATAAAACTAATGATAATTTTAGGATATTAAACGTTTCAATGATGCAGGCGGCCGGTCGACCATGCATACACCCTGCTATATTTGGTCCACAAATTCTTGATTGGGGTTATACTGATGCTATCAATAGATTAGAAACATTTAATCAACCGACATCAATAAGAACTAAAGAATATTGGGAAGGCATTGCTAAAAGTATTAGAGCATCCATTCCGGATAAAGAATTACAAAAACAACTACACAGCTATCTTTCTGAATTAGACAGACGCCGCGGTACGGACTATCCGGCACTTTTTCCAGTAGTTTATGACGCTATACATTCAGATTCTTAACTGCTTCTTCTAAATCCTCTAAAGTTCCATCATTAACAATCACGTGATCTTCAGTGCAGCCTGCCCATGAAGATTCACTAGCATGAATTTCAGGATATATTCGTGGTAACATTGGATTATATTGTGCTTCATCTCGGCAAGCATTATCCTCAACAGCAGTATCCCACCACGGTGGATCTTCACCGCGTTTAACTCTAACAATCTTACCTTCTAATCGTTGAATTAAATCTATCTCATTGGGAAATCTACAATCAGTTATAATAACATTTTCCTTGATGTCTAATAGTTTTTTCTCAAAACTTAATAACCAGATACCATCATGAAATTGATTACGCCATAGATCTGTACCTACGATTTGTAATGCTATTCGAGGAGTAAAATTAGGTCTATTTAATTTCTCAGACCACCATGTATCAACAGTTTCACGCCATGCTCTGCTATCATGTGTGCTACCCTCAAGTAATTCTCTATCCCAACCAAATACACAAGCACAGGTATCTTTTAGAGAGTCCGCAAAACTGCCTTTAATCCAGTTATCATAATGTGAAATAAAGTAATCAGCCGCAGTATCTTTACCACAGCCTTTGAGGCCAACAAGTCCTATAATCATTTCATTATTGTAGCACAATTAACCACAAATTGCAAGTAAATCTGCTTTATTTTTATAAATTTTATCTGGTGGAACTTGATATCCTAATGCTTGTAATTTATATGCTATATTTGTATAAATCCAAGAATCTTCTTCTATACTAATACCTTTAGTCCAACGATTTACTACATATTCAGACAAGACTGGCCGTGACTTAAATAAATTATCTAAAGTATAAAATGATTCATCATCTATATCTTCTGTTTTAATAATCGTATTTGTTTCAAAAGACACTTCTATTTGTCCACCAAAATACATATATCCACCAGGCCCTATAGCATAACTTCGCAAATCATCAAAATAATCACCATGGCCATTAGTGCTTTGATGGTGTCTATGAAAATATTCGGCATTTTGCTGTAAATCATCACACATAACTTGTGTTATATGTACGCAATGACCTAACTGTTGTCTATTAAGATGTATTGATCCCCCAAGAGCAGATAATATTTGATTACGTATAGCATGTAATTGGATAATAGAACTACCATGCGTTAATACTATTTTCCATTTATCATTACGTGGATATCTATCATCATCATGTAATCTACGAGTTAAATCAGCAATAATTTCATCAGCATATTTGTGATATAATACTGTACTAAAATACGTATTTTTATCAACAGGTAAAAATTCATGATACCAATATATATCTGCAAAATAATGTTCTAAAAATTCATGTCCCCATCCATCTAATTTATGTACTTTTTCATTATAATATTTTACTTCAAATTGTTCAGGGAATTTTGTAATTAAGTTATGTGCTAATTGATTTCCTTTATGCCCACTGGCATACGCAATAACATAGAACTTCAATGGAGATTGAGTCATAGTAATATTTAAGTAGAGGAATATATTAACCGATAATAAATGACATTGGCACACCACCATCTTCGAAATTATTAAGTTGTATTATTAAATCTGCCATCATTTGCTGTCCTTCTGCTTTCAATTCAGCACCATTCATTGTAGTGCCGCCTTGTGGACCAGCAATTGTAGCAAATTTACCACGAGATTCGCCAAGTATTTCTTTATTCATAGCAAGTGTATAATCTTCCATCCATTTTTTAGTCATATGATGTTGTAAGATATTTTCATCTGGTTTTTGATTATACATCCACATCAAAACATCTTCACCTTGATCACTATCTATTTTACGTACAATAGTTAGTTTTTTAGTAACTGGATCAAATCTAAAATTAATAAAACCACCAAACATTCTTGCAGCTGTTTCTTGATAACCACTAAACATTTCATATGTCGCTAAACCACCAACAGTGCCCGCTTTAAGCATATACATATTCATATAACCTGCTTCAAATGGTTCAAAATTTGAAGCGCCGCCACCTGTTGTGCTACCAATTGTTCTACGAAAAATTTGTCTTACGTCCAAAACATTAGGATCTAAAAAATAATCTTGTCTATTTTTCTCAAGTTTTAAGAAGCCGTAGGATTCTTCTACAGAGTTTGAACTTAATTGACGATACTTATTAATAGCATTTTCTAAACCTACTTCTAAATGCTCATTATCTAGTTCAACATCAACAATTTGAGCACCAAGACGCAACCTAACGTTGTCAAACATCGCAGTTTTTAATTTAGTTAATTCTTTACTTGCCATATATGTATTTATTAAAATACCTTCAGCAATATAACATCGCTATTAACTCTCCCATTCAACTTAATACCTGTAGTAGTTAAATTACCTAAAAATTTACGCAATACTATTTTACCAGCACCAGCAAATTCTTTAAGTGATTCCTCGGGTTTACGTAAAGTTTTCTGCATACTAAGATTAGTGTCAAATCCAGTAATACTAGTTCCTTTAATTCCCAACTCACCAGCACTAAATCCATTTGTAGCAACATACTTGCCAATTTTGCGTGTTTTAATATTAAACACCCATAACTCATGAGCACCTATAATATTTTTAGGATCAATTGATACTAATTTATATCTGTCATCATTTACTTTATATTTTAATTTAGCAATTTGCTTTTCTTTTGATGGTGCTTGTTTAACTCTAATTTTACGATTTGCTTTTTGTTTGTTGGAATGATGTAAGGCATCTTCTATAAGCATATTATAAAACTCTAATATACGTTTTATCTCCGCTTTTTTATACGGATATGCTTCTACCAATTGCTCATACTCGTCATCTTTTTCCACAGGGTTGAGCAAGGTATTAAAATCTGTTACTTCTTGCTGATACATAGCAGGTATTAATGCCGCCGCCTTGCCGGTAATCTCACCTATTAGCAAAGCGTTTGACATCTTGAAATCACTTTTAAATTTATTTTGAAAAAAGTCATCAATCTCACCTTCCACGTGTTTACCAAGGAAATCATTAAGATTTAATTTCATACGCTCTTGTATGGATATAACAGGAGCAAGTTGTTTAACTTCTTCTTTTTCTTCTATTACTACATCTGGTAACTCTTTTATTTTCTTTCTAATAGCTGATAACAGATTGTCCATCCGAGGACAACCATTGTTCAGCATTCTTGCTACAGAGCCAACTGTTGTGCCTATCTGCCAATCTTTTGCCGATCTAATTTTTTTAATAGATTCTTTATCTACTATTTTCTGTGCTTCCATCCATTGTATTAGTGGTTGCTTGGAATGCTTTGAAGTATAATGATAGTTGTAAAAGTTTAAACCTTTATTAATTCTAATGTTGATATCTTGAAGTTGATCATCTTCAATATCCATCAATTCACCTTTTATAACAATATCATCAAATACCGGTTCAGAGAACAACCCATCTTTCTTTTTAGATACTCGTTTTTGTTTCTTTTTTACCATAGTATTGCCTCGTATATATAGTGCTAAATAGTATTATAACACAAGAGTTAGAAAATGCCAAGACTTTCATTATGGAAACCAACTAAAGGAAATGACTTTAAATTTCTCGATAATCGTATTCGTGAAATGTTTGTCATTGGCGGCACTGGTATTAATATACACAAATATATGGGTCCTGTCAATCAAGGTGACTTGAAAAAGGCTGATCAGCCGATGCATACTACTAATTCTGTAACTAATATACAGGATTTATTGTTCTTAGAAAATCGCGACAGGAAATATGAAAAAGATGTAACTTTCATGAAAGGAGTTTATAACGTAAATGATATAGACTTTGATTTAAGTCAATTTGGATTATTTTTACAAAATGATACTGTTTTTATCTCTTTTCATATGACTGATATGGTTAGTGTTCTTGGTAGAAAACTTATAAGTGGTGATGTTATTGAATTACCACACTTAAAAGATGATTATGCATTAGAAGATGAAACTGTTGATAAAGTATATGAAAGTTTAAAACGCTATTATGTAATACAAGACGGTAGCAGGGCAGCTGAGGGATTTAGTCAAACTTGGTATCCGCATTTATGGCGTGTAAAATGCACACCATTAGTAGATGCACAAGAATATAGAGATATACTAGGTGACATTGAGTCTGGTGAAGGTGATGATTCACTAAAACAAATTTTAAGTGATTACTCTAAAAACCTAGAAATAAATGATGCTGTTATAAAACAAGCAGAAGCACTAGCACCATTTACACAAGACATTGTAGATGGACGTAGTGGTTATGATACAACACGCTTTTGGATTGCACCAGCTGCTGATGATGGTTCAATACTATTAGTATCTACTGACGATGTTGGTATTACAGTAGACGCTGACGCTAGTTCACCGGCCGCAGTAACTGGCGACACATACTATGGTCGTCCAGAGAAAAAACTAGAACATTACTTGGCAGGTGATGGTATTCCACCAAATGGAGCACCAGTAAAAGCACTAACTAGCTTTATTCCTAATCCAAGTAAAGGAGAGTATATATTGAGAACAGACTATAGTCCTAATAGATTATATGTATATAATGGTAGAAAATGGGTCCATGTTGAAGATAATGTACGTATGGATATTACAAATACCAGCACAAGATCAACATATAGAACTAAACTCTTTAATACTAGAACAAGTATTATACTAGCAGATGGAACTAAAATTGATTCTAAACAAAGTTTATCAAATGTATTAAGTGCTAGAGAGGATAAACCCTAATGGATTTTTATTATGACGGCCAAATGCGTCGGTACCTTGCTCAATTTATTAGACTATTAAGTCATTTTTATGTAGAAACTGGTAAGGATTCTGCTGGAAATTCTGCACTAATTCAAGTTCCTGTAAAATATGGGGATATTTCTCGGCAAGTAGCAAGTATTATCCGCAAAAATAGTGAAAATGCTCTTAATACAGTACCCCAAATTTCCTGTTATGTAACAAACGTAGCATTTGATAGAGATAGAATTCAATCTCCTACTCATGTAGATAAAGTTCATATTAAAGAACGCTTTTACGACAAGGATACTCAAGCATATACAGCAGGACCTGGTGATAGTTATACTATTGAACGCAGTATGCCAAGTCCATATAGACTAACAGTTAATGCAGACATTTGGACGAGTAATACTGAACAAAAAATGCAAATTACTGAACAAATGTTTTATATGTTTAATCCAAGTTTAGAAATACAAACTACAGACAATTATGTTGATTGGACTAGTTTATCATATGTAGAGTTAACTGAAATTGCGTTTAGTAATAGAACTGTCCCAGTTGGTACTGACGATATGATAGACATTGCAACAATGACTTTTGAAATACCAATTTGGATTAATCCTCCAGCCATTATTAAACGCCTAGGTGTTATTTCTAAAGTTGTTATGGGTATATTTGATGGCACTGGTGACTTGGCAAGTAGTGTATTAGATGACACAAAATTAATGGGTAGCAGGCAATATTATACTCCATTAAATTATGGTGTATTATTATTAAATGGAGAGTTAAAAGCACTACACGTTAGTGAACCAATTAGTGGCGATACTAAAGAAGATGTTACATTTGATCATGTTCCAGTAAAATATGGAACTAATATTCCATGGAAGCAAATTAT